GCTTCTACACTATCTTGTCCTAATGAATTTATATCACTGTCGTTAATTACAACAACTCTTATCACTTCATTATTTTCAATTTTTATTTCAGCAAAGTGTGCCATTAGTTTGTCCAATTCCCTGATTTTACTGCTTCATAAACCTCAGATAATTTCCATTTACCAGAAACATTATTAGCATAAGCTTCAGCTTGTTGTCTTATAATAACTCTTCCAGATCCTCCAGATCCGCCACCTCCGCCAGATGGTCCTCCACCACCTCCGCCTCCAGTGTTTGCGGATGCAGTTCCAGGTGCAGGTGCTCCTCCTCCTGGTCCTCCACTTCCATTTGATCCATTGTGACTAGCTCCACCGCCTCCGCCAGCATAAAGGGTAGGACTTGGTGATGCTGTTGGTGATCCATAATCTGTTGCTGACCCAGCTCCTCCAGGTCCTCCAGAAGGTCCTGGTGAATTAGTTCCTGCTGCTCCAGCTCCTCCGCCGCCTCCAGCTCCATTTCCACCTACTCCGCCATTTCCACCTGGGTTACCTTGTGGTGGACTTGTTGGTGGTACATTACCGAATCCTCCAAGGTTACCGAAACTATTAGCTCCGCCTCCGCCTCCAGATGCTCCCTGACCAAGAGTTTGTCCTCCAGCTCCAGAAGATGGTGGTAAACCTCTTCCTCCTCCAGCTGATACTAATGGTGATGCTCCTCCAGCGTCAAATTCTGTTGCGGTGCCTGCTGTAGATGTAGCTCCTCCGCCTCCTATTGTAATAGTAACAGGAGAGCTTGGTAAAGTATGAGCAGGGAATTGTCTAAATCCTCCGCCTCCGCCTCCGCCTCCAGCGTCTCCTCCTCCAGGATTAGATCCACCGCCTCCACCTAAAACAAAGATGTCAGCTGATGTTTGATTAGCTTGTTTAACAAAAGTTCCTGGAACAGTAAAATTAGTAATTAATTCACTAGTAGCTCCAACGATAGGTTCGTATACAATTCCTACAAATCCACCTGCCATTTAAACCTCCTATGAAATTTCTTCGTAACTGATGATGTATTCTGCGTCTCCGTTAACAGCAGCTCCACCGATGATTGATTTATCTTCTTCAAGATAGAAACTTGTGTTTTTATCAATCAAAGCTAAAGTAGCATCCGCAGGAATAGAAATAGTTGATGCTATAGCATATGAAGTTCCTGATCCAGCTGCAGCTGTGTTGTAGTCAATTGTTATGTCAACGGCATTTGTACCATCTACATTAGAAATAATGATTGAATTAATTTTAAAAACTTTTCCTGATGCTGCTGCGTTAGCGAGTAACACAGTTGTCAAAGTTGTATCCAGTGCTCCACCAGTGGTTTTGCCTGTGATTGTTGATACGTCTACTATATTTGGTGCTGCCATTTTTTTTAACTCCTTATTTTAAAATATTACCCGAAAACGATTGCCATTGCAATAGATTTCCCTGTTGAAATTCCTACGTCTCCAAAGCTTAAAGTACCAGATCCGTCTGTTATCATAGTTTGACCATTTGAGCCATCAGATTGTGGAATACTGAATAATCCTAACTGATTTTGACTAGCAAATACATCAGTTATATTTGTACCATTAGAATATACTATTTTAACACCTTTATCCGTAGTTCCAAAAGTAGCTCCTGACCCTGAAGCTGTTTTAAATCTAACTTGGTGTGCACCTGAAGTAGAATTTTTTACAATATATGTTTTCTCAATTGAATCTGGAACTATAAAATCTACAGAAGTAGTAATCGTGCCTGTTAAATCTATAACTTGGTTTTTACCATTTGATACTACACCATTTGAAAATGTAAAAGTTGTTCCTGTTGTTGCATTAGTTACTGCAACAGATTGATAACCAGCAATTGCTTGTTGAAGAATATTTAAATTTGTATTTGTAATATCACCCCAAAGACCAGCTTTTTCACCGGTTGTCATGAGTTCTAATTTTAGATCAGCAGAATAACTAGATGCCATAATTTTTAATTCCTTATTTTATTAAATTTACTAATTTTAAGTGGCTGTGTCAATCTCATTTAATTCCTTATTGTGTTAATTTATTAAATTTAAGCGGCTGTGTCAATCTCATTCCAATTAACACTAGTTCCGGTGTCGACAATTTGCCAAGACTGTACATTAATGTTTCTTAACCCTACTGTCAACGAATTTCCTGTTAAAGGTACTTCAGCAGAAGCACCTGCTACAACGCTATTTAGAGCAATATTTAACTGTTGTCCAGTAGGTTCTGCAAAAGTTACAGCATCTAGTTCTGCCGTTCCTTGTGTAATATTTACTTGATTTCCTGTAGTTGTAACATTAGCTTCCCCTTGAACAACTGTTCCAACAGCAACACTTGCTGATAAACCAATACCAACAACTGTAGCATCTGGACTTGGATCTACTATACCTTCTTCTACAGTTAAACCTATTCCAGAAGGTTCTGCGATAGTAACTGGTTTTGCATCAACTGTTCCAACTGATGCATTAATTTGAATTCCTGTTGTATTACCAAAAGCCCAGAAACCAGAAGCTCCCCAAACTTCTTCACCCCAATAAGTTCTGCCCCAACCTTCTTCGTTATATCCTTCTAATGTTCCAGCAGAGGCTGTTAGACCAATACCGGTTAACATTACATCTGGAGCAGGATCAACTGTTCCTGCAGATAAAGTTAATTGTTCACCTGTTGGAAATACTTCTGCTAAACCAAAAGCAGTAGGAGTTTCTAAAGATGAAGTTAATTGTTCACCTGTTACATCAGCGCCCGCACCAGCTCTTGCTGTTACAGTTCCAATTCCTAAATTAATTTGATTACCGGTAAGAAGAACATCACCTCCAGCACCCCAAGCGTTTTCACCCCAAGATAATCTTCCCCATCCAACATTTAACTCTGCATCAACTGTTACAGAATTTAAATTAGATGTAAGACCTAATCCTGTAGGTGCAACTGTGACATCACTGAGATCTCCCCAGTTATTACTTCCCCACGGTACATCGGCATTCCATCCAGTATTGGCCATAATAGGTTAGCTCCTATTAATTACCAATTCTTAGAATCGCTGCTGAAGTTGTAAAGTTAGGGAACTGAATTGTAAACGTTCCTGAAGTTGCTGTTTTGTCTGCACCAAAATCTAAAACTGCAACTGCCGCATTGGAAGTTGAAGTATTATAAATTAATGCACCTCTAGCTGTAATTGTTACACCAGTAAAAGACAAATCATTGAAGTCCACAATTGCAACACCTGATGCAACTGAAGTACTTGGATTTGGTTTTACTAGCGCTCCACCACCTGCAGTATATTGACCACTGTCTTGAACTTCGCCAGTAGATGTATATGCTGTTGTAGCAGAACTTAATGTTGCAGTAGAGATATACAAAGCAAGTTTAAAATTGTCACCACCAGAATATTGAAAGTCATGCTTTCCTTCTAGGACTTCTTTTTTAAAACTATTTGCAACTGCTTGTGTTATAGCCATGTCTTAACTCCTTAATTATTTTTGTTGTCGAATTCGAGGTGAACCATCTTGATATTCATCTCTTCTTCGTCTACCCATTTGCTCAATTGAGAATCCTTGAGCTGCTTCAGTATATTTTTTTTCATAAAACTGAATCATGTCCGTAGGACCCTTTAAAAAACCATAAGCTTCAACTAAGCATGCATACAGTAAACCGTTTGGAAACTCTTTACTTAAGTATGTAGTAGTATTACTAGCCGATAATCCAGCAGGTTTCAAGATATAATTTATCTGCATGTTATAATTTTGATCTGGAGTTGGAGCGATGACAATAGTGTTTTCATCCCAATATGAGTAGTATTTTGGCAGACCTGTAGCCCCTGTAGGATTGTATTCTGATATAAAACTAGTATCTCTATATTCTAAAAACGATCGGCTAGAGTTAGCTGCTCCACCTGTGGAATTAGTAATTTGAGCTGATCTAATAATTAAAGTTTCATCATTAATTAATGGTGTATTTACATATCTTTTACCTGCTATAATATCAGCTTGTGCATACTTTCTATTATTATCTGAATCAATATCTCTTAAAATTTTAAATTCTGCATCACCAATAAAACCATCTATAATGGTTTGAGTAAATACATTAGAATCTACTTCACAATAATCTCTTATTTTAGTTGTTAAAGTTGCGTATGTTAAAGTTGCCATTATGCTTGTAGGTTAACCGGACCAGCCGAACAACCATCTCCTCCTCCACTTACATTTCCATTTGTTGCAGTACTAGCACTTTGGAAATAAAAATAATTTGTCGTATTTGATACATTACCACTTGAATCTATTTTGCCAACTGTAATTGTAAACCCTGATGCATTTGAAATATCAGATACATTATCAAACGTTGGAACAGATCTGTACCCAGTTGGACTCGTAGCTCCTCTAAATCTAACTGTATTACCAGTTGATCGTCCATGATTTGGTGAATAAACATTCACATAAGTATTACCAGAATATTTAATGGTTTGAAAAGGATTCGTCTGTAATAAAATTAATACAGGTGGTTCTACTCTTGCAGGTCTAGCTTTAGGTAATCCTTGTCCATCGGCCGTGAATCTTCTAGGCTCTAACTGTGGATGCTTAGGCTCGAACTCAGAATAATGGACAAAGGAACCATTCCATTCCGTTACCATCTCAGAATAAGGGAACTCTAATCCAGAACGATCTGATATAGCTCTTGCATATTTTCCTTTTGATAAATTAGACATTTGGATAATAAGTTTTTGGTGTTATAAAAGAACTAGATGAAGAACCATCTTCAGCTAAGGCTCTTTGTAATTCATCTTCATATAATAATTTTAATTCTTGAATTCTTTGTGGAGCTTTCTTAATAGCCAAATAATAAGCAAGACCCGCACACATACAAGGAACAAACCTGTAAGGTACATCGGTTGCATTTGTATAAGCTCCAACATCTTGAATTCTTTTTACATAATAATAGTTAATAGTATTACCGGCTTCAGATGAGCCCGGAGTAAGATATAAAGTTATTGTAATTTTATCTATAAATCTTTGTACAAAATATTGTACAGGTTGTCCTGTAGATGATTTATTTGATAGAGCTTGATAAGCTGATCGATTAATTTTTGTTAAAGGTGTATCTATAGAAGATGAATTTCTATAAGAGCACTCCAATATATCATCAACACCATATATAGCTGTAGCACTAGATGTACCATCTGATGTTGATCTATACATCGTATATTCAGATTGACCATTTACTAAAGTTATTGAATTATTAGCAACTTCCCAATAATGTAAACCTCGGTTTGCCCATTCTTGAAAAAGAATATTTAAAGATCGTCGCGCAGTTTTAATATCATAACCTGCATTAGGCTGCATTCCAATTCTTTCATAAGCTTCTTCTATGATCTCATCGATCACAAAGTTTTTATCAAAAATGTATGTGCCTGAAGTAGTGTTAGCCATTTAGCCTCCTACTTATCTAACAATACAGTTGCTGTTCCTGTTAATGTAGAAATACTCATTCCGTTTTCAAATAATACTCCATCTTCTGGAATATTAAATGCAAAAACATCACCTGCTGGCGCATCTGCTTGGAAGTAAGTTGTGGTTGTACCACCATTTACTAATACAACAGAACCTGCTGTAGTAGCATTGGGAGCACCTAAGATAATTCCTCTTAGTCTAGTTCTTCCAGAAAATACGACACCAGTTGTATTTCTTCTTATTGCTTTAACATCTGATTTAAAAGACATTGTTTAAACTCCTGAATTTTAGGAGCTCTCTTGCGAGAGCTCCATAATTAATTATTAGTTACTCTCTACACCGCTGTCAGCAATTGTATAAGTAAAAACACCCACACAAGTACCACCAGTAGCAGCAGAAGCACCAGCTGTTCCTGTAACAGTTACAGCGTTAGTAGTAATTCCTGAACCACTAACTAATGCACCGTTCGCTCCAGTAATAGTTCCTTTTGTATCAACATCAACTTCGTTGAAGAAACCATCTGGGTCCGCAGCTGTTCCAATATCACCAGTTGGACTAGATCCACCTGTTGCTCCACCTAAACTTGTAAAAGAAATCGGTACCGCTCCTGCTGGTAATACGAAATCTTTTGCAGTAGATGCAGTAGATGTTCCAACTTTAACTGCAACAGATGCAGTTGTGTTAGTTGGGTCAAATGCAATAACTTCTGAAATAGTCAAAACTGCTGGAGTAACTCCAGATGATTTATCTTGACCACCATAGGTTCTCATTTTCCCTTGGAAAGTATTTGTTGCCATAGTTTTATCCTCCTAATTATATTGATATAGTTGTTAGGCCAATCGACTATACTCGTCTATATCAATTTATTTGTATAGTAATTAATTTATATATGAAATTATTGAAGAGTGCAAGAAATCCCTATAGGAAAAGAGTGTTTTCCAACAATTTAGAGCTCCTAATTAGCCAGCGTACAGATGGATTTCACCATCTAAAGCATTTTTAGGACTCTCTTGGTTTTGTAAGATAGATCTAATAACTCTTTTGA